CGTGAAACTATGAAGTGAGCATTTTTTTACGGCTAAATATTGTATGGATAAAATTATAGCAATGTTGGTGATGACACACATCACAATAGTGTGTGTTACACTCTATCTACATAGATGCCAAGCACACAGGGGTATTGAATTTCACCCAGCACTAAGCCACTTTATGCGCTTTTGGTTATGGATGACCACTGGTATGACTACTAAACAATGGGTAGCAATACATCGCAAACATCATCAGAATACAGATGTAGAAGGCGATCCGCACAGCCCTCACGTATTTGGTATTTGGCAATTAGTCTTTGGCGGGGTTAAGTTTTATAATCTTGCTGGCAAAGATGCCGACATGGTTATGAAGTACGGAGCAGGTACTCCTAAAGACTGGATCGAACGCAAACTATATACACCTCACCATCGCCTTGGCATTCTCTTAATGCTAGTCATAGACTTATTATTATTTGGGCCATGGGGATTTCTAGTGTGGGGTGTTCAGATGATATGGATTCCGTTTTGGGCCGCTGGCTTTATCAACGGCATCGGACATTGGTGGGGTTATCGCAATGGTGAAACCAAAGACCGTAGTCACAATGTAAGTCCTTGGGGCATACTAATTGGCGGTGAAGAACTACATAACAATCATCATTTAGATCCTGCTAACCCTAAACTAAGTCGTCGATGGTTTGAATTTGATATTGGTTGGATGTGGTTTACAATATTTAATATGGTAGGTTTGGCTAAATTAAGAAGTCATAATGCTTGATTATTATCTCTAAATAAAGTATAATTACTTTTGTTATTAAGGAGATTTTAATGAGCAGTAGAACCTATGGGCCAGAAGAAAAAGCCAAACTAGAACGTCTTGTCAACGAAGGTGTTCAAATCAGATACGAAATCGAAAGTTTAACAGAAGGTTTGAAAGAAACTGTTAAAGCAGTTGCAGAAGAATTAGATATTAAACCAGCACTTATCAATAAAGCAATCAGCATTGCTCACAAAGGTAATTGGAACGATGTGTTCAGCGACTTTGACGATTTAGAAACTCTTATTGTTACAGTCGGCAAAGACAAGTAATGAATCAATTTTTAACTGCTGTTAATGATACAGTAAACTGGGCTAAGGCCGACTTTCGGTCTTGGCCTTTGAGATTCGTTCTTGAAATTACTGCATGGTTTATGAGCATAATCTGTGCAATATGGATGGGTGTTACATTGCCTAATCCACCGTTTCTTATCTTATATCCGTTGTTTATTACTCAATGTGCCATATTTGGCTGGGCCGCTTGGACAAGGCGTAGTACTGGTATGGTTGCTAATTATATGCTGTTAGTCACTATTGACATCATTGCCTTGGCAAGACTAATAAGTATTCAATAAGAAGATGGTTTGATCAGCCATAACTGATCAACATGGTATTTGTCAGCCCTAAATGACATAGGAGAAAAACAAAATATGAGTTATGTAGATGCTCTCTTCGATAGAGAGAATGATATCATCAAAGTTGTAGAACGCAACGAACAAGGCGAACGGGTATTTAAAGAACACCCAGTACGCTACACATTTTACTATCCGGATCCAAAAGGTAAGTTCACTAGTATTCACGGGGATCCACTGACTAGGATAGTATGCAAAAATACCAAAGACTTTAGAAAAGAACAAGCCATTAACAGTGGCAAAGAACTTTACGAAAGTGACATCAATCCAATTTTCGTTCATCTCAGCGAAAACTATCTTAACCAAGACGCACCTAAACTAAACATCTGCTTCTTCGACATTGAGGTAGACTTTGATCCAGAACGTGGCTATAGCACTCCTGAAGATGCTTTTATGCCGATTACTGCGATTACTGTTTACCTGAAATGGATGAATAAGTTAATTACATTGGCCATGCCTCCTAAAGGTATGAAGATGGATGATGCAAAGGCATTAGTTGCAGACATTCCCGACACACACTTGTTTGACAGTGAAGCAGATATGTTGGAAACATTCTTGGATCTAATCCAAGATGCTGATATTATATCTGGATGGAACAGCGAAGGCTATGACGTTCCTTACACTGTGAACCGTGTAACTCGTGTATTAAGCAAAGAAGATACACGCAGATTTTGTCTATGGGATCAATTTCCTAAACGCCGCGAATATGAAAAGTACGGTAAGAAAGCCATTACATATGACTTCCACGGTCGTGTACACCTAGACAGTCTAGAACTATATCGCAAGTATACCTATGAAGAACGTCATACATACCGACTAGATGCTATTGGCGAAATGGAAATTGGTGAAAACAAAACTGTCTACGAAGGTACATTGGATCAATTGTACAACAATGACTTTCACAAGTTTATTGTCTATAACAGACAAGACACATTGTTGCTAAACAAACTAGATGATAAGTTAAAGTTTATTGACCTTGCTAATAAACTAGCACACGAATGTACTGTATTGCTACAGACTACTATGGGTGCTGTGGCTGTGACAGAACAAGCCATCATCAACGAATGTCATCGTAGAGGTTTTCAAGTTCCTAATCGTACTAAAATGGACGACAGGGAAGAAAATACTGCGGCCGCTGGTGCGTATGTTGCTTATCCCAAAGAAGGCTTGCAGGACTGGATTGGTTCTTTAGACATTAACAGTCTGTATCCTAGTGCTATTCGTGCCTTGAATATGGGTCCAGAAACGATTGTAGGACAATTACGTCCAACAATTACTGAAGCATATATTCATGAACAAATGACTCTTAAGAAGAAATCATTTGCGGCAAGTTGGGAAGGTAAATTCGGTTCTGACGAATACGATGCAGTAATGGCACAACGTAAAGATGTTGAAATTACCATCGACTGGGAAGACGGTGAAAGTACTGTACATAGTGCCGCAGAAGTTTATAAACTAATATTTGACAGCAATCAGCCTTGGACTCTTAGTGCCAACGGAACTATGTTTACCTACGAGAAAGAAGGTATCATTCCTGGACTACTTAAACGTTGGTATGCTGAACGTAAAGAGATGCAGGCCAAACTCAAAGACTGTATCAAAGCAGGTAACAAAGTAGAAGAAGAATACTGGGACAAACGACAACTGGTTAAGAAGATTAACCTAAATAGTTTGTACGGTGCTATTCTTAATCCTGGTTGTAGATTCTTTGACAAGCGTATTGGACAAAGTACTACACTAAGTGGTCGTCAAATTGTTAAACACATGGCGGCTAAAGTTAATGAAATTATCACCGGTGAATATGACTATCGCGGAAAAGCAGTCATCTACGGTGACACAGACAGTTGTTATTTTTCAGCGTACACTACTCTGAAGAAAGACATTGAAGCAGGCGTTATTCCTTGGAACAAGGAAAATGTTATTACTCTATACGATCAAATAGGAGAAGAAGTCAATGGAACATTTGTCAAATTCATGGAGGAAGCCTTCCACTGCCCACCAAGCAGAGGGGAAGTCATTAAAGCAGGTCGCGAGATTGTTGCTTCCAAAGGATTATTCATTACCAAAAAACGATATGCAGTCTTGTACTACGACAAAGAGGGCAAGCGTAGCGATATTGACGGCAAGCCCGGCAAAATTAAAGCAATGGGACTTGACCTAAAAAGATCTGATACTCCAGCATTTATTCAAGACTTCTTAAGTGACGTATTGGAAAAAGTACTGACTGGTGCTACTGAAGAGCAAGTACTGGATCACATTACTAAATTCCGAACAGAATTTAAGGCTAGACCTGGTTGGGAAAAAGGCTCACCGAAACGTGCTAACAACATCACGGAGTACGAAGCCAAAGAAAAGAAACAAGGTAAGGCCAATATGCCCGGACACGTTCGTGCAAGTATTAATTGGAACACTCTACGTCGAATGAGCAGTGACAAGTATAGTATGCAGATTGTAGACGGAATGAAAGTAATCGTTTGTAAACTGAAATCAAATCCTATTGGATTTACCAGTGTTGCATATCCTGTTGACGAATTGCGTTTGCCCAAATGGTTCATGGAACTTCCGTTCAATGATTCAGAAATGGAACAAACTATTATCGACAACAAACTAGAGAATCTGATTGGTGTTCTTAATTGGGACATTGGCAGTACCGAAGAGAAAAATACATTCAATCAATTGTTTGACTTTTCTTAAAAAAACCTATATACTAAAACTAAGGAGAATTATAAATGAAAGATATTTTACAAGACATCGTTGCACACACGCACAGCCTGGGCTTCCTGCCTTTGGTTAAAATCAGTGGCGAGGACAAAACTACCACTATTGAATCTATGGCTGAAGACCGTAGTGTTATTGTCAGTGCTACTGCACACACGCCAGTGGTAGAGTTTAAAGGCACATTTGGTATGCCTAATCTAGACAAGTTGAATTTGCACTTGAAGAATCCAGAGTACAAAGAAAACGCACAGATTAATGTTGTTACCGCAGATCGTAATGGCACTATTATTCCTACAGGTCTACACTTTAAAAATCAAGCAGGCGACTTTCAGAACGATTATCGTTTCATGAACAGTGACATTATCAATGAAAAATTGAAGACTGTCAAGTTCAAAGGCGCTAGTTGGGAAGTAGAGTTTGAACCTAGCATTAGTGCTATTCAACGTTTGAAGTTGCAGGCTGAAGCACACAATGAAGAAAACGTATTCCAAGTTCGTACAGAAAATGGAAATCTAGTAGTGTTCTTTGGTGACGCCGCAAGTCACGCAGGTAGTTTTGTTTTCCAATCAAACGTTACTGGTAAACTCAAGCACACTTGGGCGTGGCCTGTTACGCAAGTTCGTAGCATCTTAAACTTAGGTGGAAAAATTACTATGAAGATTGCAGACGCTGGTGCTATGCAGATTACTGTAGACAGCGGTGTTGCAGAATATAACTACATTCTTCCAGCACAAAGCAAGTAATGGAAACAAAAAAGAGAACAATAACAAGAATGGTAACATACAGGATTACCGCCTGGCTGTTTACTATTCTTTGGACATATATGTTCACCGGTGATATCAGCAGTGCCACTGGCTTTGCAACAGCACTGCACATTCTTTTAAGTATTGACTACTACATACACGAAAGAATTTGGCTTAAAATAAAGTGGGGACAAATTGAATAAAGACTTAACAGCATCACAAAACGATTACGCATTATTTTTGCCTGCTACTTCGAGTTTCTATGCTTCGTTTATTGGATATCAACGACATAGATATCCGTATGTACAAGCAAATCGAATTCCGGCAAACTTTATTAATGACGTAGAAAGTTT